AGGGTAGCGGCGAAGGTCGGCGTCTGCGTGTCAAACGTTGCCACCCGGCCGGTTTTATCCTGGTTGGGCAGTAGGGCCGATCCGAAGCGGGAAGATGTTGCCATTGGAATATTTTTAGGCGTTTATTGCGGAATATTTTTGCGTTAAATGTGTCCTTATGCGGTTTGCAGCGTGTAGACCACTTCCTGATCCGTGAACCCGATCTGCGTGTCGACCTTGAACAGGCCTTTCACAAAGAACAGTTCGGAGTTGGGCTGCAGGTGAGCCAGTTCAAGGATCGCTTTACGGCCATCGGCGGCAATCCAACCCTCTTCGGCGGCGCTGTTCACACCCACCCAGAGATTGGAATCGCGGTCCGGTTTACCAATCCCCAGGAAGAACGTGCTCGCGGGCATACCAGCCAGGGGAACGACGTCGTATCCATTGTATCGGTTGATGCCGGTCTGGGTCGTATCCTGGTTTTTGAAGGTCGTCACCGTCTGCATGTAGAACTCGTAGTTCTGCTGATCAGGGTAGGAGATCATGAACTTCAATCCCTTCGGCCCATACTTGTAGAGTTGAGCCGGGGGAACGAGCAGGTAGGCCGGCTGGAAGCCCGTGCTCACGATATTGCTAGATGTCAGCGTCACTGGCGACGGAACCTGAATCGTGCTGCCGCTGGCGAGGGCCTTTTCAATGAACCCGTCAAAGTAGTAATAGGCCGAATCCGTGGCAGCGGCACCCTTGCTGGTGGGGTTGATGTTGAGACCGGCCGGATTGTACATGATCCGAGAGCGCCAGAAGGCATTCTCGAAAAACTCATTCAGACGTTTCATGGTCTGGAGCATCATGAACTCTTCAGCGGTCGGCGGAAGTTCCCGGTTGATCAGCATCGGCTGCAGTTGCTCGGCATAGAAGTGCGCTTCATAATCCCTAGGATCGAACTCGTAATAGAGCATGAGATCCTTCGGGGCGAGCACTGCACTATCGACAGTGACCGTTCCCTGAGAGACCGGGGTTGCGGCGCGGGGTTGCATGAAGTTGGAAACTTCGATCCGGGGCAGCGTCCATTGTTTGCGGATGTCGTCCTGGATCATCACGCATCCCTTCTCGATGGTGTCGGCGGAGACCACCGGCCGGGTCAGCATGTAGGATGCGGCATAGCCGGACCAGCTGGTGTCGGTTATCACTAAAGCCTCAGGCATCTTGTTGTATTTTAATGAGTTATGTAATTATTTCGTAGTTCGACTACTTGCGGCGGTTGCGGAATTCCTCATCGTACTTCGCGCTGCGGACGGCCATTTCAGTAGCCATGTTGTAGACCTTGCCGGCTTCTTCCAAATTGGCGACCTTACCGGTTTCCGGCTTGGCGACCGGACCGGAAGCCTTCACGCTGACTCCCATGGTTTTTAACAGGGATTCCACACCGGCATAATCCGCAATGGCCTTGTTCTTCCAGGTTTCCAATGCCTCCTTGGTCTTGGGGATTTTGCCCTGAGCGGCAGCCGTATCGACCAGGTTTTTCGCCTTATCCTCGGCTTTGGCCTTGTCCTCTTCTTCGGCCTTTTTGCGGTCCTCTTCTTCGGCCTTTTTCTTGTCCTCCATCTTCTTCATGTGCTCATCGTACTCGGCCTTCAGATCAGCGTGCTTTTTTTTCAAGTCATCATGCTCCTTTTTCAGGTCGTCCATATCACGCTTGCACTTGGTGATGGCATCCTCGAGGTCCTCTGCCTTTTTCTTGTCCTCATCCTTTTTGTTCATGATGCCGGAAAGGACTTCCATGATGGCATCGGCGGAGGCCATCTCATGCAACCCGAGTTTGTTGGCGATTCTGGCGAAAGGAAACTGATCTGCCATAGTAGTATTTTTGAAAGTGAGTTTATTTACGATTGCCCGGGATTCCCGGTAGAAATTCTTCGCTTCATTCGCATCGGCAGGAGCTCGTTTCTTGTTCAATTCCCCGGAGACCTCAATCTTATCGGCCAACCCGGTTTGTACCGCCTCATCCGCCCCGATCCAGGAGGTCTTATTCATCAGTTTGATGATTTCCTCTTTTGGCTTCCCTGTCCGGGCCGCGATCGCGATCACGATCATATCGGTGATGGCCGCCATACCCTTGTCGTCATCTGATCCGTACGGATTGTGGTACATCAGGTAGGCATAATCCGACATGATCCGGGTCCGGCCCGCCTGGAAGATTACCCCGGCGATACTGGCCGCCAACCCGACACAAATCGTATCCACCTTGGTCGTAGTCTTTAGAATGGCGGAATAAATCGACATGCCATCCTCCACGATCCCGCCAGGCGAATTGATCCAGACCTGAATGCGTTTCTTGTTCGATTCGATGCAAAGAGCGTCGAGCTGCAAAAGCTCTCTTTGGAACATATCCCCCATGCAACCGAAACCCTCATCCGGATCATATCCGATGTGGGTGTTTATCAACATTACCGGCTCTTCCGCTTCCGGATCGACGGTATACATCCAATACTGATTGTTGAAGATAACATCGGGCATTTTTGAGATATTCCGATGTAAACTTTGGGAAAAAGGGGGGGAAAGGGAAAAAACTAATGCAAGAAAATGAAAAAGCCCAGCAAATTACTGGGCTGCATCCTTAATGTTTTGAGCTTCGTACTGTTCAGCGTTACTTTTGATGATCATCGAAAAACTACACTTGCATTATTCGGGAGTTTTGATGCGAAGGAGGGATTCGAACCCTCGACCTTGGAGTTATGAGCCCCATGAGCTACCGCTGCTCTACTTCACAAATCAAACCTACAACTTTATGGCCATATTTTTTACAAAAAATCCGGAATATTTTGGAGGCGGCTATGAAGATTTCTTGTAAGCCTTTATTTCAATATCAAAAAATCTGGCGCTATCCTTTGGAGTCTTACAATATTTCAAACATTCTGTTCGATATTTTTTATGCATATCGATGAGAGTATTGAATGCGGTGGGATAATATTCGTTTTTTCCGCTTGCCATCTGATTGACAAGAATATAATATTTACAAGCCGAATCTTGTATTGCTTTTGGAATATTTTGCGATTGTGCTGCGATCGTCATCCCGATGATCAGCGGCAAAGAAAGATATATTTTTTTCATGAATTGAAGATACAAAAAACCCCGGATTTCTCCGGGGCCATCAACAAAAGCACAGCAGACTGCAAAGAAGTTTACACTTTGGCGGCAACAGTCGTCCGCGGTGTTCCCTGAACCAGGGACAATGCCACATTTTCACCCGCAACAACGGCAACCACCGTATACGGGATTTTCAATACCAATGTCTTCGTAACAGGCTGATTCGTCTTGCTGTCCGTATAGGTTACATCGGCCCCGCCAGTAACATTTGCAGTCCCGGCTGAGACGGCGGTATCCACGGTGCTGGTCGGATCTGTCGTACTGGTAACACTGGTCAGAATGGCAGGATTATCGCTGCCAAAGGGTAATACATTCGCGAAAGAAGCCTTTACAGGAAGGCCCGTGTCCGTGTCGATCAGTTGAAGTGTGTCCAGGGAAAATTGGCCCTGGTTGAGTTGTAATGCCATAAAAGTAAATTTGAAATTATTAAGAGATGTTGTTAAAACCAGTTTCGTCCGTTGATGCTCCCGGTGATGTCGGTCCTCGATCAATTCCCCCAATTCTTGTTCCAGAATCTGCTCCCGGCTTAGAATCTCACAAATTTCATAATCTTCTCTAGCTTCCTCGAAGAGGCGACTATAAAACTTGCCCTGGTGCTCATGGACATTGAAATGGTGGTTGCCGGCCTTATCGAAATAGACTTTCCCAATGTGGGGATTGGCGGCCACATATTGGCGGAGATCATCGGAGATATGCATATCAGTAGTTGTTTTTGCTGGTGACTCGCTTGATGCCCTCGCTGATCAGATGGGCCGCTACCGCGCTTTTGCTCATCCCCGGCTTTTCGAGCTGCATCTGCTTGATGAACGCCAAATCTTTCGTGGCCGGGTAGACCTCTACCTTCCGCTCGCTCATGTATTTCCTGTTGTAGTCTTTTTTATTAGCGGCCATAATTGGTTGGTTTAATAGTATTTGGCGAGTCCTTCCTCCTCCTGCTTCAGGCCCAATTTGTTCAGCAGATCCTCATATTCCTTCGGTTCCTGGGAAGACGGGTAAAAGGTGCATTTGAAATCCATATTCTCTTTCCAATGCGTCTTTTTGGCCGGCAGGATATCCACATCATCGAAGGTGAACGGCTGGCCGGAGGCCAGAAGCTCATAGACCGCCATCTCCCCCGCCTTTTTGATGCAGAAGCCCATGAACTCGTTGTACATCGGCTCCTTCAGATAGATCGCCTTCAGGCTGAAGAAAACCAAGTCGTTCTTCCTGTTGTCGAGCAGGAGCTTGCGGAAATAGGACACTACACGCGCAACTGTGTCGACGGCCTTGACTCCGGACGGGGCGTAGTCGTTCGGGTCGTAGAGGATTTTCTTGCCAGTTTGGGGATGTATATTGGAAAGATAGCTCATAGCATTTTCATGTTGTGCCCATTGGTCGGCTTGACGATCCGGCTTTCACTGTCAATCTTGTCCTGAAC